AGGGCAATGTCGATGGCGCTCATTTGTGCTCGCCGTTCTTCTCGCCGTTCTCAGCGCGCCCCTGTTCGAGCCCGGCTGCGTGGCCTTCCTGAGAGCCAATCGTCTTGGCTTGCCCGATGAGCCTGGTGACAAGGCCATCGGTCTGCTTTTTCACGTCCTTCACGATCTCCATCGTCTTTGCCTGGCGCATGCCGATAACGACCGTTCCAACCGATGTCACCAGCGTCCCGACTGCCGCAATCAGCGCGGCCACACCGTAATAGTCAGCGTTCACGAGATGTCGTATCCGTAAATCAGCACGTCTCCGGTGCATGCGGCAGTCGAGCCCGTGGTCAGTGAGAATATCGGCGTTGCAGACAGCAACGTGGCCGCTCCGACGTTGATCGGCGCTGTCACCAGGATACCGACGGCGAGCGTCACCCACGACTGGGCGGCGAGCACGATGATGTTGCCTGTCTTGCCGGCGCCATCGTAAACACCTCCAACGCATGCGACTGATGCGCCGCCTGATCGCTGGCGAGCGATGATGAACGCCGGATAATAGTTGGTTCCGGAATATATCTTGGTCAGCGCTTGGTCCGAGGTGAGCTGGAAATTCAGCCCGCGTCCTGCGAATAGCACCTGACCGAGATTGCCTGAGGGTAGACTGGCAATGCCCTTGACGGCCATTTAGGTGCCCTCGCCAAGCTGCATCAGGAAAGACTGAGAGACGCCGACTGACATGTTGTTGAGCCAAAAGCCTAGCGGCGTGTTAGCTACGCCAGTCAGGTTTGCAGGGCCTACAGGGATGGTCAGAACTTCCTCGATGTTAGGCGCTAGCCAGAACGAGTTTGCAGTCGTCCCGAGCGTCGTCGTACCAGCGACCGGGACAGCAGCAGTACCAGCCGCTACCGTTGCTCCGCCTGCGGCGTAGACCGGGATGCTGAAGTTCAGCCAGATCGTCGACGCGCCTGTGTTCAGGAACCGCGCCATCGTCGGCTGATTTGACGGGAGATTCAGGTTGCCCGCACCGACGAGGATGATCGGCGTGCTGGTGTTGGTGAGCGTAACGCCGTTCGTCGTCAGGCTGAACGAGTTACCCATCGGCTGGAATGGGGAAAGGATCATGGTCTGCTACTCCGTCGCGGTTACTCAGTCTCGTGCGGCTTGATGACGTGCTTGCGGTTGATCTCGTCCCTGAATGTCTCGCTGTGCCCGTGACCTTGGACACCCTTCAGTGTCAGCGTGCCGCCGAAGTGCGAGTTCTTCATGTGCGGCCGGAAGTTCACGAAGTGATCGGCCGTCTGCGGCGAGTACGGTGGCGCAGCGCGGTAGGTCGTGATCGACGACAGCCGCTGGCCGTTACGTTTCTGCCCGTGCTGGTCTTTCGACTCCTCCCCCGGCGGAGCCTCGTAGAAATTTGCGCGTCGCTTCTTCATGTGGTCTTGTCCTCAGTGTCAGTAGCGGTAGTTCTCAAGCTCCCACCACGGCCGCCCCAAAGCACCGGCAGGAAAATCGTAACGCCGAACGCGGCTGCGGCTCCGAAGTGTAACCATGACCCCAGGTACATGGCCCATGCGTACAGGCTGAACGTCATGACCATTGCTACGAGTGTCAGCCATCGCTCCGCCAGTACCCTGTACGCGACCTGAATCGCGCTCGTGATCGCCAGTAGATCCATGTCCGTGCCCCTTATAGAGTGACATCATCGCCAGTCTCAGTGTCTGCGTCAGTATCTTCCTCAAGTATGTCAAGCCCCTCACCGAACTTACCCTTACTGTGCCGCCTGTTCAACTGCGACCACTTGATGCAGCGGTCGAGCAGTTTGAATTTGTCCTCAGTCTCAAGGTCGGTGAAGTTCGCCATCCACCCGTTCAATGCGGCAGTAACAACCTCGTCGAATTTGGAGCGGTCGGTCACTTGGCGTGTTCCTGCCAGAAGTCGTCTCCATACTCTGTGTTCATCAGGTCGTAGTTCATCACCAGCCCCTTGATCGTCTGCTGCACAGCAGCCCTGGTCTGCGCGTCGTGCTTCAGTCCAATCGCCAAATATCGAATCACAGATGGGCGCTGTATGAGCCAGCGTTCCGCGCCTGCGACAGCCTGGTAGTACCACCTTTTGTAGAACGGCTTGTTCAGGATGGCGCCTGCCGTCATGCCAGCCATCGCTGGATCTTTCGACCCAGACGGGAAAACCATCTCTAGTTCTTTTGACACATCCTTGATGTCGTGAACGAGCCCGTTGGGGAAGAAGAATTCCTGCTGATCCTTCGTGAAGCCACCCAACGCATCGCCCAGCGCGTTAGATCCTTTCTTGTCGATGGACTTCTTGGTCATCATCGTCGCGAGTTCCCTAAGCGCTCCTTGACGCAGCGCCGCGACCTCTTTGGAGTTGGCCCCGAAGGTAGCTTCAAGTTGACGTGCGCGATCCATGTTGCCCGGCTTCATCAGCCACCGGACGGATTCCTCTGGCCCTACCTGACCGGAGGTAAAGGCGCGTACGAAGTCCTTCGACATCAGGTTTTCTTTAGCCGCCTCTGATGCTCTAAGTCCTTCTAGAGCGGTCTTCACGTTGCCTGACTTCAGTGCATCGACCGGAACTACGCCGTCGCGAGAGGCCAGATAATCGGCTAACTCGCGGATGTCCTTTGCCGCAGGACCGTAGGCGGTTTTCAACAGGTCAGCGCCACGGTTATCGAGTTCCCGGTGCAGGTTCATCCCCCGCACGAACTCACGGCCCATCTCGTCGCGCGTCGTGGCATTGGAAATCATCCGGTTGAAGTCTGCGCCGGCCACGCGCTGCCACACCTCAGGACCGAGCATCTTTTTAAGTTCTGCGGCACGCTCCAAGCGCCCCGGCTTGAGAACCAGCGAGGCGACTTCCTCAGGGTCAGGTGAGACTCCAGAGCGTACGTCACGCACCAGCTTTTCTATGCCGGCTTCTTCAAACTTCCTGATGCCCATGCGGTACGTGACATCGGCATGGTGCAAGAGGTCGATGTACGGCTCGACTGCCGGGTCTTTCGCGGCCGAGTTGATGGCTCGGTCAACCGATTTTGAAAGCGACGCCAGTTCACCCTGAGTGACCGTGCGGTTGATTCCGCCGCCAGGCTGTGACGCCTGTTGCAGAATGGATCGCATACGCTGCGCCTGCCCGAAGGTCATCATCCCGCCAGCGGGCGGCAGTTCTATGCCAAGGCTATCGAACAGCGCCTTGGTATCTGGATCGACTTCTTTCTTTCCCGGCATGCCGCCAGCTTGCTGAGCCTGCTTGGTCGGCTGCACGCCTTTGGCTAGTTTGGTGAGACGCTGACCCTCTCTGATGACGTCCTCAACTGGGATGACGGGCTTTTGCCCGATCGCCTGATCTATGCGTCCGTACACCTTGCCGATGGCCGTCATGAAGTCCTTGCGGGCCGTCTGTATTCCCGCGCTGACATCTACGCCAAGGTCGCCCGGCTTGGTGGCGTGAGTAATGGTCTTGAGCCGAGACAGGCTCGCGTCTAACTCTTTCTCTACGCCAGCCGTTTCTTTAGTGACTGACGCCGTGATGGTGTCTACCTTGGCCTTCGTGCTGTCCTGAATGAGCTTCCCAACGTCTTCGGTTGAATGCGCAGACATGGGAGACGACATGTCTTGCTCCAGTTGCGCAGCCTCCTGATCGGTCATGCCTGACTTGACGAGTATTTCCCTCGTCCTTGTCTTCAGGTACTGCTCGTTGGCGATGTCCTGCCCTTGACCCTTAGCGCCAAGTTTCGCTGACATGATCTCAATACGCTGGATGGCTCTCGCTGACGGCAAGGTTTGACCAGGTGGAGGGATCGCTCCCCTAGCTAGTACGCGAGCGGTGGTCGCTGAGCTTTCCGGCGTCACGTCGAACAGCCACCGGGACCAGTCACCAGCGACAGCCTTTGCTACTGCACCGCCAACGAGGTTGCCGGCTAACTGCCCTTCCATCGCCTGCTTGCCAGTCTCACCCAACTTGTCACCGAGCTCTCCCGGTGTTTTCTGGTACACGCCAGATGCGGCCTTGATGCCTTCCTTCGCTGATTTTCCAGCGACCGCTCCGATAACAGCGCCACCGACGCCACCTACCAGTGCTCCGTAAGGACCGGCCGCTGAGCCTTCAGCAGCTCCTGTAGCTGCCGTGGCGGTAGCGCTAGCAAGTTCCGGGCTGCTTCCAAGAGTGCGCTCCACAAATCCGATGGCAGCAGAAGCATCAACCAAGTGCCCGTCCTTCTTGACGAACAGTTTGCCGCCCTGTTCGACCACGTTCTCCTTGCCGTACCTCTTGTCGAGATAGGCATGGCGCTCAGCGTCGTTGTCCATCGCCGTGAGTCCGACGCGATCGACAAACGGCAATGCCTCCTCAGTCTGAGACAGTGGATGGCTCATGCCAGCGTAATTGTCGCTGTTGAACTTGCCGCCATCCGCAGGCTTGGCAGACGAAGGGTCAAACCCTCCAGCGACAGGCTCGGCAGATGAGGGATCAAAAGGCATTACTTCTCCTCATCCCACTGGCCGTTTCCCTTGTAAGTAGCTACATGGCCGTAGCCGTCCTCATATCGCTTTCCGACCTCGAACTTGTCTTTGCCGTTCTTCCCGCCAGAGTTTCCGCCAGAGCTGCCACCAGAATCGCCACCAGCAGCCTTCTTCAGAATGCCGCGAAGTTCTTCCAGCGCAGATTTCGTGTTGGAGGAGTTGTCGCCCCAGTTGGTGCCCCTGACTATCGTGTCGGCGCGTGCCCTGTCTTCCGCATTGGTCCTGCTCGATGTCTTGAGCAGCTTTGGGATCATAGTACGTAGGGTGTTGACCTCAGTCTGAAGGTCATGGGACTCGTGACTGGTATCTGCACCCATCGCTCCCCCTACTGACTCGCCTATTCTCGCCACGAATCCGCCTGCTCCCGTCGTTGGCAGTTTTGGTCCGTACGGGATTCCTACTTTGCTTGGCTCCGAAGACAACTTCTCGATCTTGTCGATGATCCCTTCGGCTACGGAAATATCCGCGCCTTTACCGCTCGACTTTTCATCGGCCTTCGCCTGAGCACGACGATCAGCACCTTCTTCGTGTATACGAGCGCGCTCATTAGCCGCAGAGATTGCTGCGTACTTCTCATTCAAGTCGTTTTGGTACCTGACATTGGTGTCGTACTGGCCGGCAATCCACTTGCTCGTCTCGACATGATCTCTGGTCACTGCGAGCGTGTGTTTTGCGGCGATGTCGAACGCGTCTGGGCGATCCGCGTACGCATCCAAATACATCTTGTAGATCGCCTGCTGCTCAGTCTGGCGGTCTTTCTGTTTCTGGTACTCCGCCTCGTAGCGCTTCCAAGCCTGGTCGTACCCCTCCTGGTCGCCCTTGTTAGCGCCTTGCAACATGCCGTTGAGACCGGACAGCATCGCAAGTCCTGACTGCTTGGTAAGCGCACCGCCGATCGCTGTCATGGCGACGAGGTACGGCATCTGCTGCATGATCTCCGGCATCATGTCCATTGGCGGAGTCTGCGTGCCTCCGGCATCAAGTCGCTGCTGCCTCTCATCTGCCATCGCAAGTTTCTGGTCGCCAAACTGTAAACGAGCGTCTACTGATTGATTGACTGCTGCGTCATCTTTAGCCTGATCCTCTGGACTCGTAGTCGCTGCTGCCGTCAGTTGACCCAGTGATAGAGGTTGCGCCATGTCATCCTCCGAGGATGGACGCGTCGATGGACGACGTATCAGGAATATCTGCCGTCACGCTGGGGTCCGTGAAGCCGTAGTTGGAGTCACCCAGAGGCTGGTTCCACGTCGAGGGGTCGTTTGGCCCAATGCTGTACTGACCCTGCCCCGTGTCGGACCCTGTGATAGTAGATCCTGGTGCCGACCCTCCGCCGCCAGGTGGCGTAGTCGGCTGAGACCCGCCACTCGGATTATTCTTCCTGTACTGCGACAGCGCGTACGCCTGCGTGAGACCGGCGATCAACTGCCCTATCTGAGCTGACGTCTGCGTGTTGGACGCAATTTCCATGTTGATCGCGTCCTGTATCGGTCCCATGCCCTGACCTGTGAGCGCAAGCGACTGGTTCAGCATGTTGTTCAGCGACGAGACCGCGTACTGCTGGCCTTGCAGGATCATGTTCTGGCCCTGCTCGGTCGTCGACAGCCACTGATTGTAGGCTGTGTCGCCAGTCTGGAACTGCTTGGTCAGCAGATCCTGCTTCATCTGCTGACCCTGCGCGTCGATCTGTGCGTCGTACTGCGCGAGGCTCGATGAGTCAACATTGGCGCCCAGTGACTGCCTAAGCTGGGCCTTCGCCTGTGCGGTCCAGTTAGTCAAGGTCGTCTGGTCGGCCGGCGACAGGGTCTGGCTGTTGTAGTTCTGGAACGCGGTGCTGGCGATCTGCTGCAGCGTCTTCGTGTTCGGGTCGGTGACGAGTGCGCTACCAGCCTTGGTCGCCGTGTCGACGACGGCCTGCTGCTGGGGCGTCAGCTTGCCCTGCTGGAACTGGTCCAGTAGCTGGTTCCCGGCGGTGATGTCAGGCTGGCCGAGCGACTTGAGTTGCCCGGCGAGGTTGGCGTTGTCCTTGTTGGCGGAGTTGGCAGCGATCATGCCGGCTGCCGCTGGGACGCCAAACTGGACGAGGGAACTGCCGGTCGACCCGCCGAGAGCGTCCGTAGCGCCGCTCAGGAACGAGCCGGGCGAGCTGGTACTGCCCGTCGTGTCGCCGGGCACGCCGCCAGCGTATGGTTGTGCTGCCACTGGATGACCTCCTGACGATGTTACACCGCTAGCGAGCTCGGCGCCCGTAGCGGCCTTGGCTAGCCCGCCTGCGACGCCACCGGCAAAGCTGTTGCCGGTCTCACCAGATACGGCACTGCCGACTCCCGCCCCTATGCCGCCGACCGCTGCCCCTATTAGTGGATTCTGGTGGTTGAGGGCACTTCCGACTGCCCCAGTAATAGATCCGCGTTCAGCGGCGCCTGCTACTCCGCCACCTGATGGGAGAACTGAACCAACTGCGCCTCCCACGGCCCCTGTGAGGGCTCCCCTGCCGAGACTTCCGGCGGTGATCGGCTTGCCGCCTATGACGGAGCTGAGGGCGCTGGTGGTGAGTCCTGTGACGCCGCCTTGTATAGCACCGGCCTCAAGGGCAGTCCCGTAGGCTGAGGACGCGCCGGTATCTGCGACGGCTCCTGCGGTAGCGGCACCGGCTCCAGCTTCTCCAGCCGCCGCGCCCCCTGCCAGCGCACCGCCTAGTGCTATACCACCCCATACGACTGCGGCGATGGCAGCTACGCCTTCAACCGTGCCTAGCACGCCTTGCAGGAACGGCGTCTCTGTCGGTGCAATGCGGGTGAAATACTGCTCTAGCGTCTCGCCAGGCTGCATCGGCGGCGAGTTGCGCACGCCTTCCTGTATCGTCGCTACCTGCTGCTGGGTGAGCCCGTGACTGCTATAACCGTAGTTGCCTGCCGTGTCTGCCCCGTGGCTGTTCTGCGCGAGATCCGCAGTCCCCGGCTGACGTTGGTCAGGCACTGAGCCCTGCGCCAACTTGAGCGACGAGGAGAGCGGGCTGCTCTGGTCTCCGGCTCCGGAAATCTTGCTCATAGACTCACCAAACGGATGGTGATCGAACGATGAGCCGAGATCCTTGGGGATAGCCGACATCAGGTGAGCCCTAAAGCCTGCTCTATGCGCGAGTGCAGGAACGCATTCGTGTTGTGCCAGTCGTTGTAGTCGCCCTCTGCCTGCCACTCGCTCACGTCGATGGCGGCGATGGTGTTGCCGAGCCCGGTGCGTTGGATGCGATCGAGCGCGACGTGCGCCTGCCAGTGCTGCTGGAACCAGTCTGCGTCGATGTTGGCGGTCAGGTCTGGCGTGTACAGTGCAACGCCCGCGCGCGCGGCAGCCTGCGCGTACATCTTGTGACGCAGGTAGTGCATGAGCTGGAAGTCCTTGCGGCCAGACTCATCCTGGTAGCTCGGAAACAGGGTCAGAAATCCGCCGGTGTATGCCACGTCTTAGTCCGTCGTGTACGTGATGGTCCAGCCGGCGATCAGGCCCTTGGCACCGCTGTTCGTGAAGATGCCTTGCTGTGACACGATGCGGTTGGCAGCCACGCTCGTATTGCCGAGTCCAAACGTGATGACGCCAGCGTTCGATATGGACGCCGTGCCTGCCAAGTTGAAGCCGTTATCCTGAATGGATGAACTCCAGCACACAGGCTGGGACGTGTTTGGCCTGATGATCGCCGGCAGTCCGGTCATGGTCAGGTTCACTGAGTTTGACGTGCCGTTGATGGACGCCGTGATGAACAGCACGACGATCTGGCCGCTCCTGCGCCAGTTCACCGTGCCCGTGGTCACGACCGTCAGGCCGGTCAGTGTGGCAGTGAACGAGCCCGCATCATGCGTCGCGTCAACGAGACCGGCGGCGACCGGGCCGTAGGTCTGAGTGGTTGCCGCAGCACCGCCCGTGATCCTCAGCTTCTCTATTCCTGAGGTCTGGTCATAGATGCTGAAGGCGCCGACTACGAACTGACCCACGCCAACGTCCCAAATGCGCGCGCCAGCCTGCCCGTCAATGAACTGCTGCACCGCACCGACGGTGGCCCCGCCGCCGGTCATAGACGCGACAATGCTGGAAGAAGTAGGACCGTTGAGCAGCAGAGCCGCAGCCGTGCCACCGCCTGAGTTGAAGACGACGGCCGTCGACCCGGCAACGCCTGTGACAGTCAGTGCGTTACTGCTGCTCGTGGTGATCGAGACAGGGCCGACCAGAGATGATGCACTGGCGGTGCGCGACTGGCCGACGATCTGGAACTGGTTGACGGCCGCCGAATACATGAACTGGACGAACATGCCGGCCGTCAGTTGCCCTATCAGGGGCAGCGTCCCGTCGCCGTTGATGACCGCCACGTTGCCGAGTGAGTTGACGTTCAGGTTGACGGCAGTCGAGGTGTTGGTCGCTGCGATCTTCGCTTGCACAGACAGCCCATCGGTATAGGACACTATCTGCGGTGCTGGGAAAGTCAGCACGATCGCGTTTGCAGCTCCTGAGTCCACCGCGTAGTTGCTGAACGTCGCCAGCGTATTCATCGGCGTGAGCAGCGCGTTGAAGTTCACGTCAAAGTCAGACGCATTGTTCGCGCCGACCAGCGTGAAGAACGTAATGGGGAGTGTGACTGCGCCTGCCATGATTACACCTACGACCAGCGATTTCTTAAGTAGTAGTCCATGATGAACGAATCCAGTTCATAGATGGAGCCTTGCCCGGCATTACCCGAAATGCCGACGTACTTAGCATATGCCCCTTGGCCGTCGCCGAATGCAAGGACGAAGGAGCTGTTGAAGAACGTGATTGGCTGACCCATGTTGTTGAGCCAGGTGAGCGGCTGACCGAGATTGTTCAGGAACGTGATGGCGCCCGTGTTCACGTTGCTTGGGATCAGGGTGCTCGTGTTCGGCGTGTCGACGTAGAAGCTGAGCACTCCGCCGATATTCGTCGCGCTCAGTTCATAGCCGACGCGCTGCACTTCCTTGGTCGCGATGGCGTCTTCCATCGGCCACAGCGGTGTCTTCCATGACGAGGCTGGTGCTGACTGCGTGTTATCGAACAGCCGGTACAGGATGTTGCCGATCATCCCGAACAGGGTCGGCACGTTGTTGTAGAGGCCCCACGCGATGAACGTTAGCAGGCCGTAGTTGGCGAACCACCACTTGCCGTCGAGGAACATTCCGATGATCGTGCGGCTGCCAAAGATCGGGTCCCCTACTTGTTTGAACAGGAACGCCGCGTGAGGGATGTTCTGCACGACGCATTGCCCGGTGCAGACCGGCTGCGTGATGTCGAGGTACTGGATCGTGCCGTCGATCTCCTTCGACAGACGCTCTGCACTTGAGCCGGTAAGAGACCACAGTCCATAGCGGTTGGCGAACAGGAGGCTGCGGTTATACGCCATGACGGACGCCGGCTGGTCGCTGCCCGTCGTCGCCTGCAGATTCGTGATCGTGAAGATCGGCGCGGGAGGTGAGGCAGATGCAGGCACGTAGACATCCGATACGACGCTGATCGAGGATCGCCCAACGAGGTAGAGATATCCGTTGGCGGACAGCATGCGCGTCAGTTGCCCGCGTATCTGCGGGTCAGTCAGTGCCTGTATCAGTGCGCCACTTGCCACCGTGAAGTCGGTGTAGCTGTTGATGGCTCCGACGTACAGCAGCCGGTTGACGTAGAGCCACACGTAATTGGCATAGACCGCGATGTCAGGATTGATGAACGGCGGCGTCGGAAGGATGTTGCCAGCGTTCGACACAGGGCCGGTGAAGGTCGTGCCGTCCCAGTAGAAATACCCGTTGGCGTCAGCGAAGACGACGACGTTGTTTTTCCACTGGTCACAGCGCGAGCCGCTGCCGGAGAACAACTGACCGCCACCCGTATTGATCTGCACGCTGGCGTTGGTGCCGATGTTATAGGCAAACACCTTGCCGTCTGTGGCGAACAGGATCTGGTAGTCAGTCGCATTGATGCAGGCGTACTGATACCAGTAGATGACGTCGATGCCGTAGTTGACGAGCGGTACGGAAATGTCTGCAACCGTGTGCAGGTTTCCAGCGCCCACCGGGATCAGGTTGGTCAGGTCGTAGAAGTTGTCTTCTGGCGTCGCGTTGCGACTGTTCTGTGTGTTGACGCCTTTGAACTTGGCGAAGCGCTTGCTGTGAAGCTGCCGCTCACCCTTCTCGACCGTTTGTTTCTGGTCTGTCTCGGCCATGACTCAGCCAAGATACGGGTTGGGAGTCATGTTGCTGTTGAATGCGACCGCGCTAGCCCTCAGTCTCGTCTTGTACTGGTTCTCAAACACCGCAGCCTCGCCCATCGCCTGCTCGCGGAACTTCGCCAGATGCGCGGCGTAGTACTTGACGGGCTCCTGAAACGGGACAGGAAGCTGCTCAGGCGTCGCGTCGCTCGTCAGCGCGTTGGGCACGATCGACATGTCGATGTCGATGGCGTAGTTCTGGTCAGGTATCGGGCCTACGTAGAACGCCAGTGCCCCCATTCGGCACCAAGCTAGCGGTCGCTGTTGCAGGTTGTTCCACGCTCGCATCCGGGCGTTGAAGTCGGTGAACGAGAAAAAGAACAGCGGCCAGCGGGTGTTGCCCCAGTAGAGATGGATCGACTGGATGCTGAACAGGTACGGCTGAAACGCGGGCGGGATGAACGTGGCGTTCTGGTAGAGCTCCTGACCGGCAACCAGTGTGATCCCGGTTGAGGCGTTCGTGATGAGCTGCCGCAGGCACTTAGTGTCCTGCGCTACGCGATTCCTAGCCTCGTTGATGTAGTCGGTTAGTTCGCTGACTGACCAGAACTGAGCGTTTGGATCGTGCAGGAGGCGCTGTACTTGCGTGATGTACGTACTGAGCACCGCGCCTCCATTTAACTTACAGGTCTACGTCGCCAGCCTCCGGGTCTAAAGACTCGGCGGCGGCCGAAGGTTGTCCCTCTGCCGCCGCCTTGTCCCCAGCGTTCACGAAGGGGCGCGCGTCGCTGGACGTTTCCAAAGATAACTCATCGAAGGAAATCTTGTGAAGGCGTTCAAGCCCCGCCTCGATCTCATCCGACGATCTTGCCCACCCGAGGCGCGCGAGGGCGGGCGTCTTGTCTTCCTGGTCAAGGCCAAAGATGTGGCACGCTGTCTCGTAGCGGACGACCTTGGTTTCCCCGACGGGGAAGACGTACTCCTCGCCGCCGTGCCGACCTTTGATCGCCTTGTCCGTTCCGTTCCTGATCTTGACGAACTGACCGAGATCGAGTGGATTCGCAGACATTGCCCCTTACCCCTTTGTCTATTCCCTTGAACTACTCGATGACTGACAAGAACGAGTTCGCCGTCGTGCCTGACGCCTGAAGCAACGTCTGCGGGGACGAGAAATCTACCTGTGCGCTAGTGGACGCCGCAGCAAGCGTGCGTAATACCGGCGCCGTGCTGGGAGTTCCGGCCGCCGGAGTCGATGCCGCATCAAGCAGCAGCAGCTTGTTGTCCGGGTTGAACGAGCAGACGAGGTTGGCCCCGAGCACCATGTTGACCGAGCCCTGCGCGAGCTGCGCTGGCGGGTAGAGCGTGCCGGCCGGCTGTGCAGGACCACCAGTCCAGATGCTGAACGGGGGCGCGATGAACGGGTGGAAGAACACCGGGATGACCGTCATCGACGTGACCGTGCCAGACGTGATCGTGCAGTAGATCGTGAACGTCGTGGCGGACGGGATGGACAGGATGCGGAAGACGTTGCCGACCAGAATGCCCTGACCGACGAGCGCCGACGTTGATCCACCGAAGGTCACGAAGTAGTTCGGCGGTATGTTGGCAGCCGGATTGAACGTCAACCCGTGCGCCGCGTTCGTCGTGATGGTCGCGATGTTGTTCGCAGCTGCGTAGGTCGCGCCGGCACCTGCCGGAATGACGAACTGCGAGATCGTCAACTCCGGAGTGAAGCCGTAGTCGACGCCTAGAATTCCAAGTTTGCCGATTGGCATGGCGGCGCTCCTACAGCGTCAAGAACGTAAAGTTAAACACTCTGCCCTGCGTTCGAGGTTTCGTGCAGACCAGCTCGCACAGCGTCAGCACCGCGCCGATGCTACCGATCTGGAAGCTGGGCAACATGGACTCGAAGCCCGTGAAGTTGAAGCTGGCCGCCTCGTGAACGTAGAGGTTCAGATAGTTCGAGTTGAGCAGATAGACGATGCCTTCCGGGCAGTACGGGTCGGCGTAGACCGGAACGCCTGCGACGTCGAGCGCGCGGAACCCTGAGCGTGGCCTGTCGGCATCCGTGTCGAACCCGCGACCCGGCTGGATCTGGTAGCTCTCGTTGCCGATGTAGTCATTCGCCAGCGAGGCGAATGTGCCGAAGCCGCACAGACCGAACGTCGGGATCTCAGCACCCCAGCGGTTGACGCCAGCGATGTACTGGAAGATCAGCTTGCGGGTCGGTGCGACCGCGCCTGCGTTGTAGACCTTGCTCTGCCACCAGGTGTTGTTCGTGCGGTTCTGGTTGCCGTACGTGACGAGGTTGGTGCCGTCGTCAGCGGCGCCCGGCAGGCCGATGATCTGCTGGTTGTTCGTGTAGTTGTTGAACAGCGACTGCGAGAACGTGTCGATCGCGGCCATCGTCGAGTCGTGCATGCGCGCGTCGATGAGCGGCACGATCGCATGGTCCATCTGCAGCGCGCCTTCCATCCCGTAGAACGGGATCGGCACGATCAGCAGCTTGAGGTCGAACTCCGCAAGGTACGTGCCCTGCAAAGACGGCGGCGAGTTGAACGAGGCCGAGTAGTCGCCCCACTGAGCGTTGACGTAAGGCGCGCCCTGTAATGGCACCGATACGCTGGAGATACCGCCCGTCGCCGTGTGCGAGTTCGCCAGCAACGACGCCATCGCAGGCGATGCGTTGTAAATCTGGACGACGAGGCTTGGTATAAATGCCCGCCTCGTGACGTAAGTTAATTCGTTGAATACATTCCCTGTGGGAACTACACCAACGCCTGGCATCGGCATGGGACAGACTCCTGAAAACTAATTTGTAATGTCTGCCCCTTTCGCAGTCATCTCCTACATATGACTAACGGCCGATTGCTTTCTTCCCCCTGAGTTCATCAATCGCTTTGTGCAGCGTATTCGTCTGCCACTGCTTCGGATTCTCCCACAGCTTCTTGTCTTCCCCAGTCGCGGCAGGTAGCGGTGACGGGTTGAAGCCTGGCGGGGTGGCGGGAGCGATCTGAGCCTGCATGTCCGCGAACTTGATCGCGGTATCGACGGAGGCGATCTGCTCGTCCTTCATGATCTTTTCGATGTACTCCGGCTCGTAGCCAGAGGAGCGCATCTTTGCCTGCTCACGCTCCCATGAGGCGTTGCGGCGATCCTTGTTCCACTCCTCACGCATTTCCTCGCGCTTCTTCGCCTCTTCTTCACCGAGTTTCTGAATCTGGTCTTCCAGTTCCAAGTCGGGGGCGTTGTATGAAGCGTCGTGCTTCTTGACGATGCGGCGCACTTCCTTCGACAGCTTCGGGTCTCCGTTGAGGACGGAGTTGGCGAAGCCTGCGAGCTTCTTGATCTGCTCTGGTGAGAGGTCTTCGAGTGAGGGTGCGCCCATGTGTTACTTCATCGGCACTTTGTGTTCGGAGGCGCCCGGACGCCTGATGCCGAACGGGTTCTTGTAGAACGCCTTCGCGGCAGAACTCAGGCCGCTGATCCCCATCGCATAGCGCGGCGGCTTGCAGATGAGTTGGCCCGTCGTCGAGTTGTCCTGCGGGTCGAGGATCTTGGCGGTTGTCGGCTTGAAGCCCGGCTGACCTGAAGGCATGTCGCTACCCTACCTGTGGTGGAGCACCCGGCGGAGGACCCCCCGGAGGAGGCGCGCCGCCTGCCGGTGGTCCGGGCGGAGCTCCTGGGCCTGCGAGACCAGCCATGAGCTGTTTGATCTCAGCGGGCATCAATTCCTTGGACTCATCTTCATGTTTTCCGAAGGCTTTGGCAAGGGCACTGATCGCCTTCATGACCGCTTTGCCTTCTTCTGACGTCGAGCCGAACGTGCCGAGCGCCATTTCCAGCGTCTTGATCGAGGTCATGACCTTGAGTTTCGCGCCTTCCAGCATGCCGCCGGGCGCCTGCGGAGTCGACATCGGTGAGCCGGCAGGACCGGCTCCTGGCTGTGGCGCGCCGGGCGGTGGCGGCATTGGAGGACCGGCGGGCTTGCCACCAGTCATGCCAGCCATCGCACCTGGGGGAACTGCCATCGTGCCTCTCTAAAAAGGGCCGGCGCCGGGGAGCTAAGACGGGAGCGAGTGAGGGCGCTTAGTCAGGCTCATATCGGCGCGGCCCAGTTCGGTTGAAGCGCTACTTAGCGCTTGTGTTTGCGACCGCGCCGCTTGCGTCGTGCCATGCTGCTCTCCTTGAACTATGCCGCCCCTCTATGCGTTTGGCCGCGCCGGCTTCCCGTGTTTGGCCGCTTTACCTTGTGCCTCGGCAGCGAGCTGCTGTTGAGCCGCCTTGGCTTCTGCCGGTTCGATCTTATTCTTGAGGTCTTGCTTTAGCAACTGCTTCATCGGAACGTCAAGCAGTTCGAGAAGCTTCTCGCGCGTGATCGCCTTCGCCTTGAACAGCTCGAACGCCATCGCGCGCTGGTCCTCGGCAAAGATCGGGCTGTTCGAGTGGCTGTCGACCTTGACCACAAAGTCCTTGGTGAACTGCTGCGCGATGAACTCGGTGCCGTCCTCGGAGCGATAGCTGTTCTCGCCGTCGTAGACCTTCAGGATGTGCAGGTACAGCGTCGCCATTTTCTCCAGACAATCCTCTACGATGAGGGCGCGCTTCTTAGCGCGCGACGAGCCTAGCTGGGCTAGCTTGCTTGCGTGTGACTGTGACCGTACGCCCGCCTCGCCCCTGCCCTGCATGACGTTGGTGATGCCAGACATCTCCTCAAACATCATGTCGTACTGGGTGATCTCCTTGAACATGTCGTCGGGGATCGTGGGCGATACCTTGTCAAGCTTCGCGCCCATGTTCTCCGTGTTGACCATGCCGCCCGGAGTGTTCATCGAGGTCTGCATCTCGGACACGTCGCCGTCGAAGCCTGAGGCATAGACGGGCGGCTCCGCCTGCAACTCCATCATGTGATCGATCTGCCGCATGCGCTTGTTGCGCAGCTCCTGAATGTCCTTCAGGCGCTCAACCTCGGCGATACCCCAGAAGTACCCAGGCGTCGGTGTCGGGCAGACCTGGATGAACGGCAGTTCTGCCTTGACGAACAGATGCGCCTCGCCCTGACAGCGGTCGTAGATGAGAACGGTCGGGTCGCCCATCGTGACGACTCGATAGTCACTCTCGTCGTCGTCCCAGATGTAGAGTTCGCACAGCTTCGCCATGTCCTCCTTGACGATCGGCATGTAGTCGATGGAGGAGTTGAGGTCGAAGTTGACGTCGCCAGTGATCTGCGGCTGCGTGGCCGTGATGACGACTTCACTCATCGTCGATGACTGTTCCTGCGCGGGTATGGCAGAGAACGTGAGCTTGCTCAGGATGTCCGCCTTACGCGGGTGGTCCTGAAGCTCTCGCTCCAGTTGCGAGCGCGGGACGTGGTACTCGTGAGCGACGGCTTCCTGCCGGTGCAGTCCCTGCACGTCCTCTCGGTAGACGCCGAAGTTGCGTGGGTCGACGGGAAACGGCTCAACCTGTTCCTTGTTCCATCGGAGCTTGATGAGTTCCGTGCCGTAGACGAACGCCCACGTCAGGCACATGCCGAATACGATGTCGCCGTTCGATGAATGCCACTCGTCATTGACAGCTTGGTTGAGCGCCGGGACCTTGCCGAGTTCGCTGCTGGAGACGTTCGCGCCGATGGTGACTGCGAACTTCGTGGTCTCCTGCGAGTACATGAACGAGGTGAGCTGGTCGATGTGCGGGTAGATCTTGTTGAAGCCGCCGCAGTCGTTTTCTACCGACCCTCTCAGGTAGTAGGCGCGGTACATGTCGTACCGCTCGGCCCGCTCGTTACGCGAGGCAAAGCACTTGTCCCTGATGCCCTGATAGAAATTCAGGAGTTCTTTTTTCTCAGGGAACTTCATACGGGCTTGGGCTCACCGTAGCCGCCCGGATCTCGTCCTTGGAACACCGGCCTAGGACCCGGCAGATTCCCGACGACTGTCTTCGTGTGCGCGAGCCCGTCGCTCATGGCTCCACCCGTGCCGCCGCCGAAGCCCACATCCTTGAGGTTCTTGGCGTTGCGCGGGATCTGGCCCCATGAGGGTTTCTGAGGGTTGCCCTTACGCATGGCGTCCATGACGGAGCCGCCGGCCTTGTCATTCTTGACATCGCTCATACGAAAGTCCTGAGCGAGATTGCGGATCGTCTTGTCGGAGTTCGTGGTGCGTGCGCTTCGGATCGAAGGGGCTGTCAGGAACACACGCTTGACGAAACGCTTGGCGCATCCGTGTGGGCACTTCGGCACTTCGCCGTCAGCGGCTGCGGCTTCAAAATATCCGTGGCCGCTGCACTGCCATTCCTTCGTAATCACTTAGTTTGGCCGTCCATGAACGACTCCAGGTTTCACGTCGACCTTGATCGGAGCGACCTTCGTCTTGCGATACGGTACATCTTTCGACGGGTCTTTCAAATAGCCTATGTTCGACAAGTACTTAGTGACCATGCGGTTCATGGTCTTGTCCGCTCCTGACTGCGGCCGGCCATCTGCACTTTCGCGCAGGCGCTTGACTTCCGCCTCCCACATTACCTGAGCCCTGATGAGCCCCATGCGCATCTGATCGTTCCACACGAGCAGAGCGAGTGAGGCGGCCATCACGCGATCATCGTTGCCACCTGAGCCTGCCTCCGGTGTGCCACCGTCGATGCGGCGCAGATCCTTCATCTCGTTCAGCATGGGCAGACTGCGCACGACCGCCATGCCAGACTCGAAATTGTCCTTGAGGATGTTGAGCATCCGCTCCTTCATCGTCTCCGTGGTGAGCGTATGCCGGGCTGAGGGTGCGCCGTAGATCGAGTCGTACTTGCGATACAGGTACGCGCGGTAGTGCGTCATCACATCCTTGAGCAGCGGCCCCCTGCCGTGCGGGATGTGACGCTCGCGGCGCATGTTCTCGATTTCATTCAGCACCGCCTGCCCCGGACCGTTGACTTCGCAGTTCGTGGAGCACAGCCCGTAGTAGCCGCCGAGGTAGACGATGACCCACGCGAACTGCCGGGTCGTCATTTCGACCTGTACGAACTCGGCTACCTGCTCGATGCGGTTCGCGTAGCATCGCCAGACGGAGATGCAGTAGTTATTTGCATCGGGACTTGAGCCATACGCAGGGTCGGCGCCGAGGCAATAGGTCGCACCATCGACTTTTTCCTGCCAAATGAGCAGATTTCCGCCCTTTTTGCCCACTTCATCGACGGTGGTATCGGTAAATTCGCGTCCGGTTTTCACCATATAACGCTGCGGTTCGACCCCTGATTTGACCTCTTTTATGGCCTCTGAGAGCGGAACTGAGGTAAAAAACTGGCTACCGGTGGCAACGAACGCCCGGTACTCGGTGTGCGGGAACTCCTGTTCTCGCATCGCCTCATCGACCATCTTTTCCTCGGTGATCCAGCGGTACCACGCTATCTGCCGGTTGGTGATTTCCTGCCCGTACAGTGTCTTGACCTCGCGAATCCACTCGCGCTCGTCCTTGGTTATACGTCCGTTGCGCCCGAAGTACATGCGGTACTGCGGAGAATCCTCTGCCACCGAGTAGTCGCCCTTCGCCCACCATGATACGAAGATCGCGCGCTGCGTTACCGCCCGCTTGGCTTCGTTCCACATGTCTTCGTAGTGGTTGAAGCCGTTGGCGGTGGACTCGTAGACGTAGAGCCGGTTGGGATTAGTCTCAGCGAGAGAGGCTTTGAGCGATTCGATGCCATCGGTGTCAGCCCAGAACGCGACTTCTGTGGCGTGCAGGTAGGCCAAGGCTCCAGATCGTCCCAGTGATGCCGATGTAGGGGACTTCTTAATTCCCGCCACACGAAATTGCAGACGCGATCCATTACCGAGTACCCATTGGTCGCGGTTGTCATCGGGTTTCGATCGCTTGTATTCATCCGGCAGACCTTCGTAGTAGAGCTGCAACGTGGTGCGGAACTGCTGCTTCGCCTTGTCATCGTGCGTGATGAGTGCGCCGGTCAGCGCGCGGTTCTGGAACATCCAGTACATGTCGAGCGCAAGAAAGATCGACGACATGCCGAGCTGTCGGGCTTTCAGGATCTTGAAGTCGTGTACGCCTTCCTCAAGCCCCTGAGCGATGCCGCGCATGACAATCTTCTGCGCGTCGTACATGCGTGGGCCAAGGCGACACAAACCGGATTCCTTGGAATCAATTTTTAGTTGATTGCAGAAGGACTGGAAATGATTGAGATCGAAGCTCATAGCATGCCCGTCATCTCTGTCTCATCGACCGTAAACGTTATTCTATAGTGGTAGCTGCGGCACTCACTACAATGTACGTGGCCATCCGTCCACAACGTGAAGCGGGTCGAGTTGCACGGCGGCGGGCACTGCCAGCGCATAGGAACTGGCTCCCTATGTCTGAACGGCAGGATCTTGTTTTCAGCAGGGGGTTTGTCAGTCATTCGCAGGCTTGAACGGAATCGGCTGCCGAGTGAGATCCGGTACGGTGATCGTGATCGGCACAGGCGCCGCGCCGAGCGAGAATATCAGGTTGATCTGTGTACCCGCCAACACGAGCGTTCCAGCCGAGACGGTCTGACTGATGACGCTGCCGGCTGGCACTACCGACGAGTACGCGAACTGATTGTTCTGCATCACGAGCTGAGCTTGTGTGACGGCATCTAGCGCCTGCCACATGGGCAGTCCCACGAGACTCGGCACGATCGTCGTCGCAGCGTTCTGAGGCGGACCCAAGCTCGCCGTGAAGTAGATGACCGTGTTCGGAGAGACCGACGTGCCGGCCTGTATCGACTGCGAGATGACGTATCCGTAGGGAACCGTGTTGCTGTAGTTCCAAGCGACGACCTGGCACTCGACGATGAAGCCGAGATTCACTGCGCTCTGGATCGCGTCCTGTAGCAGGACGAACTGGACGCCCTGCAGGAAGACATGGCCCGCGGTGTAGAACGAGAACGGGAATTCTGGTGGTTTTTCCTGCCGGACCGTGATGAACCGGGCGGCCGGCGATGCCGGCGGCTGGACTTGCGGCGCGGTCCACGTCACGGACGAGAGCAGGTTACGGGTGAGTGACGGTTCCTCCTGCCGGACGGTGAGCAGCCCGACGCCTGCCGCCACTGGCACGACGGACGGCGTGCCTCCCGGACGGACGAACACATACCCTGGTGACTTGACCAGTTCTTCCAGCGCGCTGATCCGAGGCTCCAACGGCGGCGGCGGAGTGACCACGGGCGCAGGCGTGTACGTCCACGAGCGCGGCACGTCCCACGAGATCGGTTCCTGCGGGCGCACTTCCATGCGCTGCGGAGGGATATAGACGAGCGGGGTCGGCGCCGGATACCAGATGTTGCCCGCACCAGTCAGCGCCCAGTTGGGGTCTTGGAACGTCGACAGGATCGGCGGCGAGCGCAGGAACGGCGGGATGACCGAGATCGGGACGAACCCGGACCAGACCACCGGGCGTGGGAAGTTAGCGGCTAGAACCTCGTTCTGGTTTCCCCGCACCCAACTGGAGGTGAACGCCAGCGCTGGAATCGAGATGAGCGCCGGGCTGGTGCGTGACGGGTTGGTCTCGCGCAGTGTCGCCGGTGGAGCTTCCGGCGCCACGAGTGCGCGCTGCATGATCGCGTGAGCGTACGTGATTGCCGACTGCCCGCGAAGCGTGAACGGCTTCGGATGGGCATTGGCATAGGACTCGGACTGGCTGCCGCGGAACCAAGCCACGAGTCCTCCTGCCGAGGGCTAGTAAGCCCTTGATTCCCCTATCAATCTTCCTCGAACGCTACGGTATAGCTTGACCCGCTCGCGTCCGTACCCTGGATGTTGCGGCACGAGATCTGGCCGGTGAGCACGCCGTTCACGTAGCGCCACGGGTCGTTCAGCGGCAGCACGATGTAACCGAGACCGCCGTTGGCGTTCCAGTCCTGCGCGTGCAGGTTGCCGGCGGGGTCGGCCGCGAGCACCGGCTGTGTCGCAAAGGTGCCGAAGCGTGAGCCCGGCGTGATGTAGTTCGGGCTGTTGAACGCCATCGTGAGCGCGGTGAAGGCGCCTGAGCCGATCGTGGTCGGGCGCGTCCAGCGGGTGCGGTACGCGGTGGAGGTGGTGAGTCGTCCGCCCCAGCCGAACTCGACGACCTTGCCGTAGACGCCAGAGGACTGACTGTCGATAGTCCAGTTGTCGGCATTGGTCGCTGGGGTGAAGGCGCCGTTGTTACCTGAATATGTGGGCATTGAAGATTACTCCGCTCCTGGTCTGAGAGTGCTAGACGGCTGCCCCATTCGCCTTTCCAGAACAATGTTCCTGCATCAGCGTCGCTTCTGCGTGCTGCGGGTGCAGGACGTGGTGTAGTTGGTACGTGGACGGTGCCCCGTGGAAGGTATTGCCGTTCACAGGATCGGGGACTACGTCATAGGCAGCGGCGCAGTGAGCGCACTTGTAGGTTTTGCCGTCCGCGCTCAGCTCAAAATGGTGGTAGGGATCGGAGTACACACGCGGCATGGACAGCTCCTGTCTTCCTAACTGGACTTGCCCCTAGTCAAACTGCCCCCTACATAGCCCATCGCCCTCAGGTTCTGCGCCCGACGATAGCCGGCCTCAGCCTCCGCGTCGATCCATTTCTGAAACGGAGAGCAACCTTCGGTCAGCATCTTCGTCGCGCAGTGACCGCAGATAGGGGCGTTGCACCGCCGGCAGAACCTGTTTTCTTCAGCCCGTGCGTCGGGCGGCAGGAACAGGATCTTCTGGCAGTGCTTGCAGCATAGTATGTCAGCTTCCTCTTTTTTGCCACCGGAGGCGGTATTGTCATTCAGGAGGTAGCCGCCGCCTGTCCGCTGGCTTCTCTGGCTCATGGTCTCCTCACGGGAACACGATGCACTGGGTGGCTGCAGTGGGAGCGGTGGGGCCAGAACCGCTGCCGGGATAGAGCCCCGTGCCGCCGCGCATGTTCTTGATGTCACCGAAACCAGAATTGCCGACGAAGCTCCACAGGCCACTGGGGCTTGAAATGGAGTTGGCGTTCGTGATGAGGGCACTGGCGAGCGTGGTGTCGGTGATGCCGGTGCCGAGTGCGACGTAGTTTTGGAACGCCGTCAACGTCACGCTCGACGAACTGTTGTAGGCCATTTGCAGCGCAAGAATGTCCGCGCCGCCGCTGTAGGTGAATGGCCCCCCTCCGGTGACTGCGGTAACCGAACCGCTGGCGTAGTTGTAAAACGTAAAGTCGAGGCTGGTGCTGCCGTTGTAGCGGAACCTGATGATGTAGCCGAACAGATCCGAAGTGCCGTTGGTGGATTGCAGCGCGACCGCAGGCCCTTCCTGCGTTGACGACGTGCCAATTCCATTGGCGAGCGTGATCTCAGACCACAGGCTGAGGCTGGGCGTCCATGTGGCGGTTTCTCTCCAGATAACAGTATTGACTGAACTTCCAGCACTCATGATCAGGTTGCCGCCGGCACCTGAGTCGATGTTGAAGTTCGTCGTTGCGGTGCCTTGGGCTAGGTTCCAATGCGGATCCGTTCCGCCGCTACCTCCGTTAGCACCTGGGAATATTCCGCTGCCGTACGTCGATTTGTACGTGCCGCTCGGCGGATCGTTGTAGATGATGGCCATTACCAGTTCTTTCCCGGATTCCCGCCCTGTCCCCAAGCGCCAATGTCACACGCAGCGCCCGCGAGAAGTCCGCCCACCCTTCCCGACAGCACACAAGGGGAGCCGCCCTGCAGCTTGAAGTCACCGACTACGGCGGGCGTGGCCTCGTTAACTAGCAGAGGGTCGACCTGGATTGAGTTACCGTCGTAGCCAGTTCCTGCGCGCCACGCCGCGATGCCTGACCAAGAGGTCCCGGTGTTGTAGTCATCCAGCGCGTTGAAGAAGTTTGACGCCTTGTTGGTGTAGGCGTTGAAGTTGATGAGCGTGAAAATCTGATCGTGAGGCCTTCCGGGCGGAGGACTGTCGCCGTTGCCGGAAGGTCGGAAGCGCCACTGCGAATAGCCTGCCGTTGGCGTGTTGATCGGGTACAGAATATTGTTGTACCAGGTGCACGTCGTGGCCGGCGTGCCGTGGAAACCGTTTGCTACGCTCCAGTTGCCGTAGCTCAAGTCGTCGTTGTTCGTATAGATGTTGATCGACTGATTGCCGTTGCCGACCGCAGTCACGCCAAACGTGTTGTTGTAGATGTCCGTATCCACCTGTCCGGCGTTGCCGCTGTCGAGGCTCGCGCAGACAAGATTCCACCCGATATTGTTGCGGACCGTGCATCTGGCGCCGGGCACGGTGGGCGAGCATAGCTCCGGCCACGCGACGTTGAAGGTGCGGAACATTGCGTTGCAGTCGTGGACGTAATTGTTCTGAATAGTGAATACGCCGCACTGCCCCTTGGGGTAGAACAGCGAAAAGACGTTCTTGGCTTCGCAGTTCTGCACCGTGATGTTGCCGTGTGCGAACAGATCGACGCAGTTGCAGTTGAAGTTGCCTATGTACCCCGCGGCGGCACTGGTGATGTTGAAGAAATAGCAGTTGCTGACGGTCAGCCCGCTGTACTGCAGGACTGCCGGCGGGCTTTGATTCACCCCGCCGCCACCGATGGCCGCGAAGTTGTCGCCACCAACGACGTTCAGGTAGATATTTGCGAAGGTGGCACTAATGTTCGTGAACGAGCACCCGCTATAGACGTGGTTGTTGCCCCATGTCTGCACCCCGCCGGTGCATTTGTCCAAAGCGACGTCCACGAGGCTGCACCAGTCGGCCGAGAAGTTGAGCACTACGGCAGGATGGCCGCCGTTATCGCTCTGCACGTAGGATGAGCCGTTCCAGTGCGTCAGGATCGCAGCACGAGGCGTCGTGGACTGGAACGTCGTGGGCGAGCCTGACGAGCCGCCAGCGGTAACGACGAGCGTGTTGCTGCGCCCACCGACCGGATCGTAGTGACCCTGCGGCAACACGTAGGTGCCAGGCAGGAGACCTACTTTCTTGCCGGCCATCAGCGCGGCGTTAGCTCGCTGCTGAGCAGTCGACCCTGGCGTCAAAGCAGATGAGTTGATGGACATGATCGACCACGGATTAGCCTGTGTGCCTGGGTCCGTATCGAGCCCGGTCGGGCTGATATAGAAGTCGAACGTGCCGGCACTCGGCGTCGCAGTCACCGTGTTGCTAGGCGCACTCTGCGGATTCCCAAACCCATTCCCAGTCGCGGTCACGTAGTAGCTGTACGTCGTCCCCGCTACCACCGTCGTGTCGGTGTACGTCAGCGCCCCGCCGCCGACGATCGCGATCACCTGCGCGTTACCCGCCGACCCCTGAGACCGCCAGACCTGGTACGCCGCGATCCCGTAGTAGAACGACGATGCGGTCCAACTCAGGGCCACGGATGTTGACATGACGGTCCCCAGCGTTAGTACGGGAGCTCCGGGGCCGGGCACCCCGCCGCTGCCAACCCGGATCGCGTGTGAGGCGAAGGTCATCCCTTCTCCTTATGCCCCCAACACAACGTCGGAATGTACGCCTTGCACTCGCAGCATTGCACAGAGCCGTCTCGATGGAGCCAGAACTCCTGCCCACCGTTGCAGCCCTTCGTGTGTGCCCACACGTACTCGCGCTTCGGCGTGAATTCGACGACGTTGGAGGCGTCGTTATCCTTGACGATCTCGGCGTCGTTCCCCTCGGACATCGTGGCCCCCTAGGCAGCTACAGCTTGCCAGCTATGTTGCCAGCCACCTTCCCCACCGCCGTGGCCGCCCGTTGCTCGGCAGCCGCCGCCGCGGTCTTCGCGTCGAGCACCGCCTGCTCGGCATCCGCCA